GTTGCACCCCAATAATATATGTCATTCAAAAACATCTGATATTTAACACTAAACATATTATTTGTCATAGTGTTAGTGCCATCAAAATGGTATATCTTAGTTACACCAATAACCGCAGGAGGAATTTGTAAAAAGTTACTATTCTCATAATAACTAAAAGTTGTATCTGTTCCAGCAATATCAGCAGTTGCCGTTGTAGTTGTTATTCCAGTTTGTTTTTTATTAGTTTCCATCGAAGCTCTGCCCCGATCAATATCATCTTGAGTTATTTTATATTTAAGATATGCTTGTGCAACACCATCAAAATGTCTTTCTTGAAAGTATTGAACTGCATCATCTATTACATCTTCAACTTGCTCATCAGCAATATTAATTTCCAGCACTGGAGCACCCAGTTGCCTTTTGCAATAGTTTACAAATTCTGTCCTATTTGATGGAGATGCCATTTATACAATTACCCCTTGATGTATTTATGGTGCTGAAGCTATGCCAGTATAAACTAGAATATTTCCATTTACTATATTGTAGATTGATGCTCCAGAACTTACTAAAACATTATACTCATATCTTCCTTCCGAAAGACTTGTGGTTGCAGTTGATCCCATAGAGATGTCAAATATACCACCACCAGCACTTGTAAATCCTACACTAAAAGTTCCTGCTGCAACTGTTGTAGCAGCTACACCTGCACTTTTTTGCATCTGAGCAGATCCTGTCCAAACTGAAGTAGTAGTTAATCCTTGAAAATCAAAAGCAACATCAGACGTATCAACTACAGTAAAAGTAGTTTTAAAATCTGTGCCAGTATAAATGGTTAGATTAGCAGCATATGGTACACCTGCAGATGGGTCAAATGTTAAATTTTTACTTGCCATTGACCAGTTCCTTTAATAGAGATTTGATTTCACCAATCTCACCTTTTAAATTGGCAAGATCTTCTTCCATAGATTCCACTCTTTCATTTTTTAATTCTTTTGCATTACGAGATGAAACATAATGTTGATAATCTAAAGAATTTACATTAACGATTGTTCCTGTATTAGGATCTCTTGCAAGATCCTTATGACCTTCAATATTGTAATGTTCCATATTAAGCAAGAGCCATTACACGTAGATCTTTAATTTTTGGAACAAATACTTGACTTGTTGATGTCAATAAAAGTTTAATTCTATAGAATCTAAATGAAGGTAATTTATCAGCACTAAAGTTATATTCTTTAAAGTTTGCATTATCACCAAAACCATATTGACTTGATGGAGTAACTAATGAATCAGATAATCCATCACTATTTTGTGCTGTAATAATTTCTCCTCTAACATTAAGATTATTATATCCAGGGAAAGGAGTAAATATTGGTTCAAACCCTTGTTCATTTCCAACTGCGTAGAATGCTCTAATCTCAGCATTGGGATTAGCATGACCTGACAATATTATCTTAATAGAAGTAGCAGCATTTTCTAACTGAAGTTCTTTAGTAATATACTGGCAAGCAGTGGGATCATTAGTAATAGTTTTAACCCTACTATCGGTAGCATAGTTATTAACTACACTATTAACCCTATTATTTGTAAGAATAGTGCTTACTCTTTGACCATCAATTACTGGACTTACTTTAGTATTAGTAGTTCCAAGAGTTAATCTCATTTGTAGAGATTTATTACCCTCAACTTGATCTAATTTTTCATCTTCATTTATCTTTGAATAAACTGCTCTTGGAGTATCAAGATAATTTGGTTCACCAATTGCAATAGATTCAAATCCCTCATCAATATATGGAGTTTCATTTCCACTAATGCTTGCTGCAGAAGTGGTTCTAACCTCACAAGATAAAGTAGTTCCTCTAGTAGTAACGTTATGAACAATTGGAGTAATAACTTCAAATGGCATATTTTGGGTTGCCTTTATTTCATATCCACCACAAGACTTAGATTGATTAAAGTAAAGTTTGGGGAATCCAACATCATCACTTCTATTATCATTAATTGTACCAATTCCAGTCATATCAACTTTGATATTATAAGAATCAAATGTAATTGATCCAGTAGGTGATTTTGACGTAGAAGTTGAAAGTCCATGAGTTGTGTTTATCCTCTTCAGACTGACTCCCCCAAGTTCATACTTATAAACAGGAGTTCCTACAGCATATTCTACAGAATCATCACCCCTAGAGGAAATAGTAATAACATTACCCGTTACATTATTATATTCAACTATTTCTTTTCCGATCTTAACATATCCTCTATTAGTTGTACCAACTCCAACATTTTCAAAGTTTTCATAAACAGAACCGTCATCAACACTAAACGATGATTCATTACCAGTTGCTAAAGCAATACTCAACTTAGATGGTTTGATATCAGATTGAACATTGGATATCTTAACTCTATTTTGAGTAGAGTACATTCCATGATTCTTATGATTAACTTCAAAGTGTAATCCATCAGATTCTACATCTATTGAACTAATCTGCACGTCTCCACCATTAACAAATCCAAGTTCAGTTTTAATTCCAGAACTATTTGTATAGAAGAGTGTATTTGCAGCACCAACAACAAATTCACCTTGAACATTATCAATAGTTAATTCATTAGTCATTCCAATACCAGTAATACTAAATCTAGCATTACGTCCAACAGTTCCACTACCACCAGTAGAAAGTCCAATAGTAGTAATACCAAGAACATCACCTACAGAGTATCCTGTACCACCAGAAGTAATTGTAGCAGCAGCCGCAACTCCATTATTAACATAGACATTAGCAACTGCTCCTCTTCCAGTACCAGTAACTGTGACTAGATTTACACTATTAAATGTTTGATTACCATCAAGAGGTGTATATCCAATACCAGCATTAGTAATATTCAAACCAGCAGGAGTAATAGATCCACCTGATCCAACAATATTACCATCTGCCATTGTTCCATCTTGAATGATGGTGTTACCCATCTCATAACTATCACCAACAGTAGTTCCAAGACCAACTCTTATTCTTCTAGAACCAAGGATTAATGAATCAGGTGCTAGTGTAGGAATTTGGTTATTTCCTTTAGTTAATTCTGGACTATAAAATTCAACAGTTCCAGCTGTTTCAAATTCTGCCCTGTATATTGTAAATTTCAAATCTTCCCATTGACTTGGTTCCCATGTAGAAGCATTTTGTGATTTGAATAAAGAACCTAAGTATGGTTGGTTAGAAATAAACGTATCAGTTAAAAGATCAGTTTCTCCAATTCTTGAAATATAAACACTATACTTAGTGGAGTTAGATGCCAAAGCAACAGCATATTCAGTATTATCACCCTCAAGATAAATAGGTGCTTTAAATTCAACTGTAGTTGCAACAGATCCATCTGCTGAAGTATTAACCTGTGCAGGATCTAATACAATTTCGGAGAAAGGAAGAACATGTTGTGTTGGTAATCCATTCTTCATAGATCTGATTTGGAATACCACAGGTATATCCATATCATCTTTAGTTCTAAAGAAGACATCACATTTAGTAATAAATATTCCACCAGCATCTTCAACTAAGAATGATTGTGCAAGAGGATCATACCATCCAATAATTTCCTGAGTTGTATTGTTTGCTATAGTGCTGCTTCCTACAACTTCAGTTCCAAGAGACCTATTAACATTCCTATCTTGGAATTGTTGTCTTTGTTCAATTCTAGCGTTCCTAACAGAAACAATATTTTCTTGAACAGTCTCTAATGTTCCAGAAGATGTAAATGTTTCATCAGTAACAGTTGTAGCATTATCAGGATTATTTTCTGGATCATTAGTTAATGTAAGAACCTTACTTCCTGTCTCAAATCTTGGGAAACTAATGTTATTAGGATTAGGGATATAGAAAGATCCAGCACAGAATGCACCAATATCAGAAAGAAGTTGTACATCATCAATAGTAGCTATTGCTCCACTACTTTGACCCCTTAAAACCATTCCTGTTTCAACCCACCCAAAGTAAGATCCTTGTGGTTCATTAGATAATGAGAATGTATCTACATTCAATACTGTTGAAGTAGATGAATAAGATGCAGGGAAACTCTGATTTGTATAAGGGTTTTCTGCAAAAACCTTAGTGGGAATATTATATGGTCCTTCTTTATGATTGGATTGTGCAACCCTAAAATTAATTGAAGGTATACTATCAGCAGTTATTTGACTAAGACCAGTTGGATTAACCATTCCAACAACCTTTTCACCAACCTGGAAAGTTCCAGATGTCATAGAAATTTGAAGGATCTTAGGAACACAATACTTAGTAACATCTTGGTTATCAAAGAAAGCATAAAGTCTAGTTAAAGGCTTAAGTCTCTTAGCAACAAATTCAACATTTCTAGATCTCATAAATGGAACAAGATCTCTACTTACAACTCTATCACCAACAGATGTTCTTTCAAAAGATTCAGTAACTAATGTCTGAGTACCCGTTCTATTTTCAACACCCTGTTGAGTTGTAGTTCTTAAAGTTTGTCTATCTACCCTATTAACTGTTTCTCTAATTCTCCTAGCAGGGTTTCCAAATCCTCCACTAAAGTTATTAATCCAACCACCCATTCCAAACACACGAGTTTGATTAGCAATAACAGTATCTCTAGTTTGATCATTAGTTGTTGTTCCAGTCCATGTAGTTTGCCATGAACCCCAAGTTACAGGACCAAAGCCTGTCTGTTCATCTATTTCACCATTATCAACCATTCTATTATAAACAGAAGTATAATCACCCTCAACATTAATAACTTTTGGTTGCAATCTAGCAGTATCAACCCAAGTATCTGATGAAGGAGTTATTTCCATAGTTCCTTGCCAGAAACTAATTAAGAAAGGAGTAACACTTTCAGATCTAGTTGCAAAACTTTGCTTCAACCATTCTACTTCAGAATAATCTAAAGTTATAACATCATTTTTCTTTCTGACATTAATTCCTTCAATCGTAGAAAAATTAAGATCATCATTAGGATCATTCCCTACAACAGGACCAAAAATTAAATCAACAGAATTGGTATAATGTCTTGGACGTAATTCCTTATTTTTTACATCAATACTATTGTTAATAGGAGTTCCTTGCTCTTGAGTTTTAAATCCAGTAAAGTTATCAACAAAGAAACCAGACTTAAATCTATTCAACCCATCACCATCAGCAACAAACATATTTGCCGTATTAGTTTCTAATAAAGAAAGAGTTGTATAATATTCAAGATTTTTAATTCTATTTTCAAGATTTTTGATGTCTGCCATCGTAAATCTTTTACGATCTAAGAAATCAATTTGTGCTCCAGAAACATTATAGAGATAAGGTGGAAGTCTAATAGTTGCTATCTCAATAGCTCCATCAACAGGAACAGGTTTTTGTGGGTCTTCTGCAGGATCTCCATATTTTATTTGGAAATTACCATCTTTACTTAAGAATATTCTATCAATTCTTCCAAGATAGAATGAATAATCCGTCAATAAAGACTCATCAGATGCTAAAATATTAGGAGCAGAATTTCCAGATGCATTAAAGTTTCTTCCTTTAAATTCAAGAGGTGATCTAGCACTTTCAGAAACAGAAGATACTTGACTTGCTCTTGGCCTAATATCAATTATATCTGAGTTAGAAATATCATCAATTTTTGGAATATCAATACCATAATCATATTGATCATATGAATTAACTGTTATAAAATCACCAGTATCTCCAGAATCAAAAGATCCATTTGAGTAGTATATTTTTATTTTTTTAGATGGAGAATCTGCGTCAAACTTTCTTTCAATTCTACCTATGTTGTAAATAGTAGATTGCTGACCATCTACAAATGAGAAATTTGGAGATATATCAAAACTTGGAGAATTTAAAGAAGAAACTATCGCACTAGAACCAGATTCTTGAAAATTTACAATCTCCCCTTCCTTAAATAAATGCTCATTTTGATAAATGACACTTATTTCACTATCACTTGGTTTTTCTGCAACCATAGCAACAGCATCACTATTTTGACCTATCAACTGCTCACCAATAATCAATTCATTAGTAGTAGTTGATTGAGTAACAATAGAACTAAGATTGATTTTTGGTGCAGATGGATCACTAGTATCTGCTGATTCAAATATAGACAATACTTCTATAATATCAGAATCATTAACTGATATATTCTTATCTTGAACTCTGGTTCCATATGGATAAGCACCATATGTTAATCCATCATTTAATGTCGTAGTTCCTATTCCTGAAGCAGCATCTTTAGAATAATTAACAACTAAAGACTTAACTGCATTTCTTATCTTCTGTTTTGCTTTTGGTTTTTGCTTACTAATAGTAGCAATTAAAGTTGCTCCTTTATTTGCAGCAGGAGGATTAGATAAACCACGAATTTGACAAGTATTTCCAGATCCAAAATCAAATTGATCTGATGTTAATTCATGAGTCTTACCATCTGCACCAATTAATGAATATCTCTTTGCAGTAAATGGTTGGAAACTCTCATTAGTGTCTACTGTAGGAACAGGAGTTTCTAACCTACCTTCACTAATATTAACAGCAAATGTTTTTCTAATAACAACCGATGCACCTGTTAAATCAACATTAGATACATTTCTCTTAGAAAGTCTAGTATATAATGTATTATCACTAGAACTATCTAATTGAGTTGAGAGAACCTTTAGATCACTCACCTCTTTAAATTGATTAACAGTTGAAACACCAGAAGCAGTTGTAGGCAATCCACCATTAAATACTCCAGATACTGTGGTAACACCAACAACTGAAACAGAAGTTGCATCTACACTAATAACCCTTGATAAAATAGGATCTTCTGATATTGCAAGATCACTATATGAAATAAGATTACCGATAGTGGTAATACCTGGAAAATTTGGATTGGTGCTTTGTATTTTAGTTCCTGCAGCCCCTTTATCTACACCAACTGTAGCAATACCAACATCAAATAAAGTAGAAGGAATTACGTTTGCACTAAAGGTATTGAGACCTACAGTATTATCATCAGTTCCATAAACAGATTGAATATCAGAAATAGTATAATCAGTAATACCTATTGCAGTTCTTCCATTATCAACACCATTAATTATTAATTGCTCATTTGTAATAAAATTACCGTTCTTTTCATAAACAGTTAAAGCTACTCCAGCACTAACAGAATTTACAAGAAATGCAGTAGCACCACTATCCTTTCCTTCAACAAAAGCAGGGACAGCTTGTGTAATAGATTGATTCAATTCTATTTCACTAAAAGTTTGTACATCATATAATGCAAGATCCCACTGATTTTTTTGCTTATCTGCATCTGCAACTTCATAAGTACCAGATTCAAGTCTAAAATCATATACCCTAGCAAGACCAACTTCTTTACCTGAAACAGTTTCCGAATTAAGACCAACTCTTTGATCTCTTAAACTTAGAACATATGTACTACCAATACCTACTGTCGGAGTTCTAAAGACACTGTTTATCTTAAGTGTTGGACCAGTATTATAAATTATTGATTGGTCTTTTAAAGTTTTTACATCCCTTGGTTTAGATACATCAAGGAATGTGGGATTTACAGTTTCAAGTTCATATCCTTTAACATAAGCTTTACCTGGAGAAAGTTTATATAATGCTAAATCATCACTTGGGGTTTCCCCACCTGATGTAAACTGTCCAGCATTATATACACCTCTATTTCCAATATTATCATTTAAAGATTCTAAAAGAGTAACATCAAAAGGCTTTACATCATAGTTACCACTTTCATCATAAGTTCTTCTTGCAAGAGTATCTGTTATATCAAAGTTAGATGAATATGGTGAACCTCCTCCACCACCACCAATAGCAGCAGCTCCACGACTTCCTGGTGCTCCACTTCTTTTAGCCCTTAATACTCCTGGTTCATTAGAACTTCCAATAGTTGCTAATTCAACAAATGAGTTATCATCAAAATCATCTAAAGATTTTTTAAATAAACTAAGACTGATTTTTAATCTATCTGCACCTGGTGCAGCAAAATTATTAAATCCTTGAGAATTATCGTTTAAAGTTTCATCAATATCTGCATTAATTATTTCTTCGTTTACAAATAATCCAACACGATATAAAGGTGCTGAATCATATTGATTAAGTATAAGAGTTTCTTGATTTACCCTACAAAACTGACCTCTAACAAAATATACCCCTTCTTGAATTTGAAAAGATGAACCAGTAATAGCAGCATTATTTGCTAAAGTAGTGGCAAATGGAGCACCTATGGCAATTGCTGTATTACCTAACAATCCAGAAGTAATTATTTCTGAACATATCAATTCCTCTGCATCGGAGAATACTTGAGTGGAATTATCTCCAGTATTTGATGTTAGATAATTTAAATATAAAGTAAGTTGTCCTCTTTCAGACTCTTCAGGTAATAATATTTTATCTACAACAGCACTAACACCCGATCTTTGTCCCGTAATTTTTGTACCAACTAATTGATCTGCATACGCAGTTACTGGAATTCCTTGATAGTTATTATTAATTTGAACACCATAATAAATTCTATTATATCCAGTATTACCAGGTATTACCTTTGCACCCTCTTTAAAAAAGTGTTGACCAAATTTTTCAATTTGATTTTGCAGTATTGATTGAAGAGCTGTTAACTCTCTAGCTTGAACAGGATATCCTGGCTTAAATAAAACCCGATAGAAATCATCTGATGGATTATAATCATCAAAATATGGGGCTACATTTAAGTTGGTTTGCTGTGGCATGATTTTTTAGAACTGCAATACTATTTTAATATCTTCTTTTTGATTTGTTGACCGAGTAATAGCTGGTCTATTGTCAACGTAAATAATATTTCCTGAGTATTTTTTAACTTCGGGATTTGCAATACCTTCAGTAAAACTCTGGCCAAGATAATATGTTCTATTATTTATTACTGTAGATAGACCCGTAAACCCAGTATCTATTTCCAAAGTAGATCCAGATGAAGGAGTAATTTCTACACTACCTCCAGTACTAGGAGAAGCAGTAAACGCATTTTTGTTAAATCCATATTGTGGATTCGTTACTCCTGTCCCAACAGTATTAAAACCAGAAAGAGTTCTATCTTGCCAAAATTTTAATACACCAGTGGTCGCATCATAATTAACAACTCTTCCTACAGCAGTAGATCCTGTTGCTATTGTTTGGGTAACATAAGAATCAGCAGTAAATGTAGCAGAACTATATCCAGTTCCAGTCAATCTTAATGCACTAAGAGAACTTGCTTTATCTACACTCAAAAGAGAAGTTGAATCAAACTGTTGTGGATTACATACAACACCAACTCTTGCAATATCATTACCAGTTATAAAATCGGGATTCTCATTATCATTTTCAATTCTAGAATATAAAAGAACATTATAAGCACCAAGTTCTCTGTATATGTTAAATCCATGTCCACCTTGAGGAGGAATGATAACATCAAACAAAGGTCTAGTGCTTCCTGTAGGAACGGAACCTGCTTTTAAATCAACACTACCATAGGTATATCCAGATCCTTGTTTAGAAACAACTATAGTATCAACTTGTTGATCATTAGTTGTTGTAATCGTACATTCTGCACCAGATCCATC